AAGCGGAGTGAATCCGTGTCCGCGGCGATTGCGGATAGGCAAAGTGCTTTCATCGCTTAATTTTTCAAACGGTTCATCATTTATATCCGTTTTCGTATTAATACCCCGCTGTATGGATTCATTTTGGTAGCGGGCCATAGTTGTTAGACTGTTTGCAATAATGCCGTTTATAAGGGCCGCTGATTTTTTAAACGAAAAGTTGCGCTTGGTTTTCATTTTTTATCCTTAAATGTCCGTTTTTTGCCCCCATAATAGGAATAGGCGTGACCATTAACCTTTAAAAGGTCGTTTAAGCTGTTTAATTGCCCTTCTACATAGAGTTCTCCCAAAACCCGGCCATATTTACCAACTCCATGAGAAACGATCTTAAAACGCCCTAATTTCGGTTCACCTAACATCTTTTTCGTAAACTCTTTAGCGGCCAAGCCCTTCTTTTTTTCGGCCTTGTCGCGGGTGCGGCATTCCCAAGTATCGACTCCGTAAAGCCTTATGCGCTGTTTAATCCAGACATTAAAGCCTAAATCAACCATTGCGTCAACTGTGTCGCCATCGACTACTCGTAATAAACGTGCCTTGTATTCGTACATTATAACCTCATTTTTGGTCTAATTTTCCCTTTAAATAATTAAGTGCTTCGCTATGCGTCCGTAATTCAAAGGTTGTTTTTTCTTGCCGTCTTTCGGCGTTTTCAATAGTCTTCTCATATCTGCGGTCTGCTTCGGCGTCGCTTTTGTTCCAGCGATCGAGCAATTTTAATAAAATGCTTTCGATATTTTCAATGTTTTCAGATTGGCCCTTGTTTTCAATCTGTATGTCGCTTAATGCGGCCGCTTGTTCTTCGGCCCGCTTATTATCGGCATCGGCTTTCGCGTCTGCGCGCTTGCTTTGCCTAAAATAGCCATATACAAAGAGGCCGACAAGAACGCCAACGGCGCCGTACTCCGCATACATTTCCATCCAATCCAAACCTTATCTCCCCCCTGTTCACTTATCTTTTTTCTTTTTCCAGCTTAGTGGATTAAGATTAAATTCTTTCTGATACCACTTTATCTGCTCTTCCATTTCAGAATATCTAAGCTCTTCGTCTACTATATGCTTTTCAACCAGCTCTTCAATCTTATTGCTGGCCTCTTCCATCTTATCCTCAAGAGCATTAACCTTATTTTCAAAATTCGCATAATACCATATCGCCCCGGACGCGGCGCCGATAATGACGATTAGAATGTCCCAGCCAAACGGAAGTTGAATTCCTACATTTTTACTCATGCTGATAATATCCAGATCATTAGTGTTATTGCCATTAATAATGCGCTCCATATCATAGCCAGTGAATCCTCACGGGTCATTTGTTCTTTTTCCCGAACGCGAAGCCGTTATTATACGACTTTATAAATTTAGGTAGGGTTTTCGCAAATTCAAGCTCGATGAAGTCGAGCGCGTATTGGCGGGGGTCTTTTATGACTTCTTTTATGTCCGCTTGCGGGACTTCTACATCGAGTTCATTAAGACGCCGGAGTTTGCGTAAGTAATCGATTAAAAACCGATCGTTGCTCCCCGGTTTGTTCTGGTTCTGTTGCTTCGGCATTCGTTTCCTTATTATTTGTTACTAACTTTTCCGCTTCTTGTTCAGTAAGATGTTTATTATACTTCAACATCAAATCCTTTTGCGTAATCAAGTTATTTGTGAGCATAAAGGTATCAAGCGCGATTTGATCCTGCGCGCTCATTGGATATTCCGGCTCATTAAACTTAATACCCATTTCCTCCGGCAAACGTAAGCCATTAACCCCGGCGATGGTGCGCTCGATATCATATATTTCTCTTTCGTACTCCTCCCACAGTTCAACGTCGTCTTGATAATCCTCGAAACGCTCCAAGTCTTTAATTTTTAAAGCTATGCCGCTTGACGGCCGATCTGACTTACCGTCTTCGGCAAACGTGATCCATAAATGATTATTTTGCGCGGTCAAGTCGAGAATTGCTTTTACAAGGTCAATCGCCTCACGCACATTCGCCTGTGGGGACTTGATATCAAGTCTTGCTGGCTCGGGGATTACCATGATCTCCGACGAACCAGCCCGCACAAGTTTTTCCTCTTCATACATTCCTTCGATGACATATTGACCAAACATCTGGAACCGCATTCCTAATGCCGCCTCAGTGAGCAAGATATTGATCTGTTCGTTGGCCGCGCAAATATCGTAAGCACCCGTAACGAAAAACTCGTTTAAATGATGTTCCCGGTGCGTAAATACAAAAGGTAATATTCCGTAATTGTGCATTTGTTCAAATGTGATATTGCCATCTTCGTCGTAAACGATATAATGGTCTTTGTCCCAATAGGCGTATGAAAGTTTATTTACATCACTTGTGTCGTGGATGTTTTGCACCATCGGATAAGTAATGGCCGACGGCGTAAATGGGTCGTCTTCAAAGAAAGCATCGAAATAATAGACGGGATTATATTTAAATTCCGGCTTTGGTTCGCTATTAAAGGCTATTTGCGTTGCAACTGTGCCAACCAACCGCGTCATTTTCTCGATGTGCTTCATTTTGTACGACTTTCTTATTACCATTTCATCGTATAATTTATTAACGTTGCGCGTGGCCCCGAGGGTATAGATGCGGCTCATGCGGTCAATCATGCGCCGGGTTACGTTAAATTCTGACACGGGTATTTCCTTAAATGCGTCAGCGGTAAAGCGATCTTCGATATATTGGGCCGTGTTATCGCCCGCGTAATAATCAAGTAATTTGTATATTGCCTGCCTGCGGTTTTTCGCGAATAACTTTTTTTGCTCTTTTAATGACTCTGCAATTAAATATTGTGCTTGTTCAATCATCGTTTACTCACTTTATATTGTTGTTTACGAATCGGGAATCTCCCACAAACGCCATATCTGAGGCTATCTGCTCCGTGGTCGTGAAAACCATCCTTAAGCGGCTCGTTTTTCAAATTAGACCCTTCTTTATGCTCCGGGTAGCGGTAAGATTCAATATCTTCAACGATCCCAGAGCATGATTTATCAATGTGCAATCTTATATCGCCATCTGCGGACATCATAAATTGCCGAACGTGACTTATGCCCGATTGGATCGAGCGGCTGTACCTGTCCCGGCGGCTTATAACGGGCAAACCTGTAATTTGCCGAAAAATATCCGCTTCACCCATGCCCACAGACGATTGCATTTGATAGCCTGCCGGATCGCCATAAACGCGAGCAATGCGGTAATTTTTCTTTTGTACCGCTTCGCAAAGTTCGGAAATTTTGAGATTCTTTTCATGTAATATTTCGTCAATAATGAAAATGTGGTCTTTTCCCTTCTTGCCAATCTTGGCGGTCTGGAAAAATAATGCGGCTGGCATTCTATAACCAAAATCCAAAGTTAAATATACTGGCAACATCGGATTATATGGATGACTGCCAATGTGGGTTTTTCTTGAAAAGTCAGCATATACACGACCTGACAGCGCCGTAAATTCCGCCTTGAACTCTTGATCGTAAATCTCCCGGGTCATTGATGACTTAGCTTCAACAAGGTCTTCGTCTTTTTCACCTTTTGGAAAGCTGTAGGTGTTTTCCCATGATGGCGAATTAAACGCGCTCCACATTGGAGCCTTTTGGGCGTGAATAAAGTATTCATAAAAGCCGTCAAAGCCTTCAGGGGTTGAAATCATAAGGCATTTACCCTTTGTATCGGACAATGTGGGCCTTAAATACATTTCAAATATCTTTTTAAGGTTCATTTTAGACGCTTCATCAATAACAACAAGGTGATTTCCAGCGCCAATCAAACTTTCCGCGTGTTCGGCCGACTTTCCCTCGATTACAGACCCCCATTCAAACTCAATATACTGCTCATTTAAGGATTTGCGGCGGGTTGGGAGGTTGTGCTTGATGATTAAATCATCATATACAATGCGGAATATCCGCTCGGAGGTAGAGTATGTTGGTGCAACAATCCAGACGTTCTTGTTTGCTTGAGTAACAAGTGCTTCTGCCTCTCGCGCCGCCGCAAGGGACTTGCCCCAGCGCCTACCGCAACACGCGACGACAAAACGGACGCTTTCGGGCGCGTTATGGATGTTTAATTGGCCGGGATGGGGCTTATAATCTACAAATTCAAACCATTTTTGCTTGTACGCGGTATAATCGTCCATTATCGGCAAACAATTTAACCTTAAAAAAAATTTTAAATATTATCCAATTTTTCCCTTGACTTGTATTTGTTAAAGGTGTTATACTTGTTATAGAATGATGATA